CGATGAGGTGGAACAAGCCAAAACCGTAGGCTCCGAAGCCGGGGATGTATTGGTAGTGGACGAAGTGCTGGCGCTTAAGTTTGAGGTCATCGTCTTCTTTCCAATTTCTACGAATAGACAAGATATCGTTCGTGCCTTTGATGATGGTTACAACATAGGGCAGCATGATGCCCGTCTTCTCACCCTCTTCGTCCTCGTCTTCGTAGCCTTCAAGGTCTAGGTCAACGTGGCACTCAAGCAAGATGTAGCGCTCATCGTTCAGGTCGCTAAAGCCTGTTTCTTTATCCTTGGCTTTCTGAATTTCTGTCTGCTCACGCGTGGGGTCAGACAACTCAACGTCGTCAAGGTAAAACCCTGACTGCTGAAGCTTGATAATCTCGTTCTTTGTTTTGCGCATCACATGCGTGACGCGGTGGCATGTATCTAAATCTGTCGCGCCGTATGGAAGGATGATGTCTTCTGCAGGAATAAACATCGAGACTTGACGTCCCAAGCTGGGATCAAAGTACACCTTCTTAAACGCGGAACCGGTAGCGGGAAGTGACCACAGCATGCGCTCATGCTCAGCGCGGAACTCCACCATGTTCTCTGTCAACTCAAAGTTCATGTCTTCTTCAACGTTGGCCGCTTTCTCCCTTGTCTCTGGGGAATCTTTACCAACTATTTTTGTACGCACAGGGCCACGAGCAGGGAACGTCTCGGTGATTGTCTCGGCTTGGAAGCGAACAACCGCCTCTGTAATCATGGGGTGGAACACACCGCACGCACCGTTCCAAGGTTCTGTGCGCTCCTCCATCTGCAAGCCCAGAAGTTTTAAACCTTCAACGTAAGACTTCTCCCACTCTTTGCGTGATGCTTTATCGTTGTCAATATCACCTGCCAAGTCTCCAGCAAGTGACTGCAAGACGCTAGCAGAAACGTACTCGGCCAAGTTATCGGCAAAGCCTTCTTCCGTATCGTCATCCTCGGGAGTCATTGTGATCTCCAAACCATCCATGCCAATGGTGACTTCTTCGGGATCAACGATCTCGATTTCAATGGGGGACTCTTGCTCTGCAAGTGCGTCGATGCCAACGGGTTGTTGGTACAGCGCTTTGTCGATATTCGTTGCCATGTTGTTCCTTAATAGTATGCCGCTTTGCGCCCATAGTTGTACAGCCGGTCTTCTTTCTCGTCAGAGTCGAGAGCAATAAACCCACCTTGCCTGTACCGCAATAGCGCTTGTGTTGTCGTATCTACGTAGTCGTCGTGCTCCCCAACGGGAAACGCCGCCATCTCTTCAATCACTTCCCGTGCCCAGCGTGTGTCGGGTGCCCAGACTTTACCACTGCTGAATAAATCTGCAACCGCGTTCACACGCACCATCTTGTCGTTGCCCCTTGATGGGCTGAACTCCTGCACCGGTATGCCAGTGGCTCTGAGTTCTTGTATCAGTGGTGCGCCAGCTGCCTTTTTCTCCACAATGAACGCGTCTGGTTCCCACTCTTTCCAGTGTTTGAGCGCCACGGCCTTAAGTTCTGGAAAAGCCATCCGGTCTTTAAACGCGTCGAGCAGGATAAGTTGGGGCGAGTCATTCTCTTCCTCGTTGTAGAACACGCCCCATGTGGTGCATGCTGAATAGTCAGAGTTGTTCTTGGTCTCAAACGCCGTGTCCCACGACTGAATGATGTATTCACACTTTGGAGGGTCGTCCTTCTCCCAGCTACGCCACATCCTGCGCGAAATGACGGCACTGTTCTCAGATGTGGGCTGCTGCATGTACTGCGCGTTCCAATAACGCGGGTCAAGCGACGCTTTCGTAGACTTAAGTGATGTCAGAGGCCACTGCTCTGGCCAAAGTGACTTCTCGTCCTCTGTGTCCTCGTTCAGTATCGCAGGCAGCTCCACAATATCCCACGGAATCGCCTCAGGATTCTTAGACTGGTAGTCAATTAAGCGTCCAGTCAAGTCCAAGAGCGACCATCTAGTCATAATGACTATGATCGCCCCGCCCGGCATCAAACGTTGGAGCGGGCCTGTCTGGAACCACGACCATGCGGTGTCAAAAGCCAGTCTGCTATTTGTTTTAACGTCCTGCTCGGAATGAGGATCATCAATAACGAACAAATCAGCACCACGACCAGCAAGAGCGCCCCCGACACCAGCAGCATAATACTGACCGCCAGCGCTTGTAGACCACTTACCGGCAGCCTTTTGGTCATCTGCAACCAACGTCTGAGGGAAAACATCACGGTACTCCTCCGAATCAATCAAATTTCGCACCCGCCGACCAAAGTCCTCCGACAGACCCGCAGTGTGCGTGCCCATGATGATCTTCTTGTTGGGATACTTGCCCAGAAAGTACGCAGGGAACAGGTACGAGGAGAACTCAGACTTGCCCATACGAGGCGCGATGTTGATAATCACCCGCTTTTTCTGCCCCTCGACCACGTCCGTGAAGATTTTTGCCAGCTTTCTGTGGTGCGGGCCAATCTTAAAGCCGGGATACACAGATGTAGCAAAGCCCAACATGTTTGTCTTAGCCGCTTGCAGACTGGCGCGACGTTCGCGCACCTCTAAATCATCGAGCAATTCAATCTTATCGTTCAAGCTCATGTACGGAAGCGCTTTTTGTATAGCCTCCAGCTCCACTTTGCTTATTGACGTGAACTGTTCAAGATTCATCTGTGCTCTCTGACCCATCATTCTGCACAAGTGGGATATCTTCTGGGCGCTCGGAAACGTCCACCACGTCTATCACCCCCATGAACTTGGCCAACTTATCTTTGATGCGCTGCTCAACTTCAGCGTCACTCATCTCAATCTTCTTGACCTCAATTTGCTCAGTAAACAGCCCGACTTCCGTGACTTTACCTAGCGCGATCAAGGCTTTTAACCGAATGTTGGCGTTGGGGGACTTAGTCTCCTCAACCAGCTTGGCCACTGTGTAGCCCCGGATCTCCTGCGCCATATCAATAAACTGCCAGTCATACGCAGCCAACATACCTGTCAGATGTCTTACAGCAGGGGGAGTCTTAAGTTCAGCAAGAGAAGCCTTTTGCTCCGCAGTATCTGCGTTGGTGGTGAGCGTGTTGAACGCTTTTCTTGCCGCTTGTGTTTGTTGCTGATCCGCAACAGAGGCGTCATCTTCTACGCCTAACTCGGCTAACCACTGCTCTGTGGCCACTTGCGCAGACAGCAAAGCTTCTGGCTCCGCGTCGTCCAGTTTTTCAAAGCCTTCCCGAGAGGTGACCTCAGGTTCAAAATGCACCAAGTGATCTAACATGCGTAGGAATCCTTTTCAGTTGCTTCCTCGTTGGCGCTAGTGTACACTTCTTTTCGGCGAGTGCGCAAGCATTTGCTTCTCCTCGATGGTTCAGTTGCCATCTTTACCCCCGGAACGTCTGCAGATGCCCGGGGGTTTTTTTTTGCCTCGAGGTTTTTCCAAATTTTTATAAAATTTTACGGGGGTGCTGTGTTTTTATACAGTATTGTGATTCCGGATTTTTTAAAAATTGAATCGTGGTTACGAAACAGTGTTCACACCATGACGCCACGGCACGGCTCAATAGGGCTTGGTGGGGGTAGGGTGGGGGTCAAGTGTGGTCAAGTGACCACTGTCAAGTGGATACGGCAACGACTTGTGGTATACTAGATGCATCGGTTGGGGATTGCCTAGCCGATTCGGTTTGCCTCGCCCGTCTGCGAGGCTTTTTTATTTAGGAATCAAATCATGAACAAGCAATACGCAAAGTTCCTTGCATCACTTCGCACCGCACTCACAGCCAACCGAAAGGCTGGTGAGGCCCTTGCAGAGTATCGGCCTATCTACAACAAGTTAGCACCAGAGTCACAGTTCGTGGTGCGCTTGGAAGTAGCAGGCGAGATCGCAGATGCCTTCGAGTGTGAGGTTCGCGAGAGTGTGTATCGTGGCGAGAAGACCATAGCCTTCGATGGTGATCGCAAGAGTGATGCACGCAATGCGCTTCGCTACTACTTCCCTGTGAAGTCTGACTCACGTGGTTCGAACAACAAGGCAGACCCAGTAGCTGACTTGCTCAAGAAGTTCAACGCACTGAGCGCAGGTGAGAAACGCCGTTTCTTGAAGGCAATCTAATTGTGGTCAGTTGACCACAGTTTTTTCGGAGAGCACAACGGGCGAGGTCTGCCCGTTGTTTCATTTACTGTCAATCTAAGGAATCACTATGACAACCAAAGAACTACAACAGCTTGTTCGCGAGTACATGAACGAGCCTGACCACAACAAAGCCGCCGTTCTCTACGAACGCATCATCAACGAATACGACAGCCTCGGCAAAGTCGTCCCCTTCTAAGGAATCATCATGAGCAAATCATCTAAGAACAAACACTACGCACTCTCTCAAATGAAAGAGCTACGCCAACAATACGTGGAGATGGTCGAGCTAGGCAAGCGCAACCACAAAGCCCTCATGCAACACAAGGCGCAACTACGTGAGCAACGCATCATCGAAGGCATGGACGAATGGGAAGCCATCAAGCGTGAGTCCAAGCAACTGCGCCTCCTCTAAGTGTGGTCAAATGACCACAATCAATCTCTCCACAACGTGTTGTGGAGAAGTAGGGTAAAAGTGTTGTTTTTTCGCACATACCCACCACTTGACACAACTGGACACACACGAGGGTGTCCCGCAACCCGCATGGATACTAGCGTTCAGCGTACACACGTCCACAATACCTATATATATAAATACAATTTTCATTTAGATATATATATCTGTATGTTGCTGGGTGTGTCTTGTTGTTCAAGTTTTTATCTTAGTCTTAGTGTTCTTGAAAAATGGTGGGTATTGTGGTCACATCGATTGCAAACCCGCGTGTATACTACGTTTGACCTCGTCATCCACAAGTGGGCCACCTGTGTTGACTGGTGGGCCAGTTACAAAACCAAGTGGGCCAGTTAGCCCCAACCTGTAAGGATAAAGTATGCAAATCAAAACGTGCGCTAAATGTGGGGAGTCGCGCCCCCTCAAAGATTTCACGTACCTTGCCACCTACGCACAGTCAAAAGCATGGGGCAGAGCAGGCAATGTGCGTATGGAGTTAACCTCCAAGAACTGCAAAGACTGCCGACCCAAGCGCAAACCAGTAGCAAAGCTCAGCGCCAAGGAGATACACAACAGGGTTCAAACAGGCGACATGAACGCACTCATGGCCAAGCACCTCAGAGAAAAGCAAGCTCAAGATGAGCACAACAAGCAAGCTATCGCATCACGCAGGCGATGGCTCAAAGTGTGGAAGGCAGAGTTAGCCGATGTGCTTGCGCCCATCAAGTGGGAGATCGTCAGCGCCCGTAACGCATGGATGTATGCAAGGCGCAATGGTTACGTAGACAAGGCCACGTTCTATCACGAGTACATGGGACTACTAAAACACGAGAAAACCCACGCTGATATGGAATACACACTACGACCACGCCGACCTGCTAGCGCAAGGTGGGCGGACTACATAAGCCCCGCAGTATTCACTCGGGTCAGAGATATGTGGGCGGTGCTACCGCCTGTATATAAACACAGCAAGATACCCTTGCTGATAACGTACCGCCCAGAGATGGGCATAACTGAAGGAGAAAGAAATGGTGATAACTAAGCCAACTAAAAAGAGTTGGGTTGAGTATGGTATGGACAACCCGTTCATATTCAAACCCAAGTACATCAAGTTCAGGCCACCACGCATCAAGCCTATCAAAGAGGACGACTATCAACTGCTCGACTTCCTGATGTGCTTTGCGGCATACGACTTGAAAGGGTTCACATCCTCCGAGTTCACGGCGGGTAGTCTCAGCTACCTACTACGCACCTATGGCGAGAGCTTCACGCTCATGGGACACAACATCTACAAATACCACTTAACGGAGATACGCAATGCATACGCTGTGGCAGAAATTTGAAAGGGCGGTGGTCTTACTAGCCATCATTGTTTTAATTCTCGATCTGTTCTATTGGAGAGGAGGCTAATACACAAGGAACACTCATCAGTCATTGTGGTCAATTGACCACACTTTTACTTTCATTCATTTAATTTTTGGAGATTTATCATGGAACAAACAGTTCAAACACCAACAGTACCCCAAGTCACACAGCCAACAGCGGCGCTGATGACCACGCTCATGGCGCTGATCGACAACTACATCCGCGACCTTGTGTCCGCACAGGTCAATGACATCCTACTCAGCCACACCACCATGCGAGTTATTGACAGCGGCTTCGATCAGAAGATGAAGGACATAGCCGAAGAGGTTGTAAGCGAAGCGATCAGTACTCACAACGATGACGAGTACCACATCAGCGAGGACGCCATCACAGACATCGCAACAAGCGCAGTAGAAGATCACGACTTCGACAATCAGATTAGCGAGGCAGTCAACGATGCGATCAACGAGTTCGACTTCGAGGACATCGTGCGTACCGCGATCAAGGACAGCGTCACATTCACCGCAACCATCTCAGTAGACTAATGGAGGAACCATGGACACAACCACAACAGAGAGCTTAGCGTTTCAGCAACTCTCGAACTATGCCAAGCAACACGCTATTACTGAGTACGGGCAACCGCCCGATGATTGGTATGAAGAGATCTACGCACGAGCTAAAGAGGATGCCCCCGCAAGGGGGTTCAACATCGATGAGATTCAGTTCAGTGGCTTTCACTCACAAGGTGATGGCGCATCGTGGACTGGTCACATCGATCTCGCTGACTTCATCGAGTACCACAGCAAACCAGAGGACGCTGACTACGCACAGTACGTTGTGCTACGTGAGCTAATCAAAGATGGTTGGTGTGAAGAGAAGGTAGAAATCAGCAGGAACGGCTTCTACTACAACCACAGTGGCACGATGCGTAGCGCAAGCATCAACGACAGTATCAGTTATGCAGAGGACGACTCTGTTATGGACAGGGGTATCTTGGAGGGCGCTAATGTGAAAGAGCTAGCCAACTCTATTGGTACAGATGAGTTATTCAACGAGCTAGACAACTGGTCGCTACACAAAGCGCAGAAGTTTGCCGATGAGATATTCAAACAACTACGAGAAGAGTACGACGCATACACAAGCGAAGAGTACTTCATAGACCTGTGCGACATCAACGGATGGCGCTTCGATCAACGTGGCATTTTAATAGAGGGAGATCAT